ATTTCTAAAACCATATTAGGATTAATTTTTTCATCTATATCTGGTTTAATTTTATATTTCATTGATAAAGGTGGCATGATTTGACTCATAATATCGAAATTGGTAATGCCACCTTTTTCTCTAATATTTTCTAATAACTCGTGCTCATTCACGCAGTCACACATCATTAGCAAATTCATGGCTTCACGAGGATTGAATTTGATATGTGGTCTAGTGAATTGATATGAACCAAGCATCGAATCTTGATAAATACCAATAATCGACGAGTTATTTGCTGGGCTGACTATTTGATATGGAACTGCAGCCAAATTTCTTAATTCTGCTTCGGACTCTGGGTCCTGCGGCATGTGTAAATTCATTTCATCTCCCGGTGATTCCCAAAGGTTTCCCAAAGGGCCGGACTGTATCTTAAGCAAACTCAGGGTAGCTAATCCTTCATTGTTTACCAACACCCGTTCAGTCTCTGAATGCCTTCCTTTGTCTGCTAAACGACATTAGGAAGTAACACTGCGGATCGCCCAATCCTCCACATTATTACCATACCCGAGTTCTATATCTCGGCCATCTATAAGGTTTCCCAAATAAACTTGGTAGTGGTCAATGCTATTTATTAGACAGCACAGGCTCTAAGGGGGTTCCCGCATCAAGGTGTTTCGCCAAACGATTCTTTAAGTTATGTATAAATTCTATTGCACTTATTTTGCTATTTTCTAATGAAATATGGACTCCACCAAAATCTGCTTTAACTCTATTTATATAGACATACCAACCATACTGCTGATTATTTCTTTTTAAAGGTTTAATGTATTTTTCAATGTCATCATCTATTTGTTTGACATTTTTGAACCTTTCAAATTTTTTATCTTTGAAGTAATTTAATACTCCATTGGAGACACGTTTTTTACTTTCATCACTATGAGTAAATACACTTCCTCCGTTCTTCAAGTTATATCCATTAGGATATAAACTATTAAACTCTTTAATATAGTGTATCTCTCTATCATTGGCATCTGATATTTCACAACATTCAATTAATTCAACCGCAAAATCTGCAATACCATATTTTCTTATGGCATTATTTAAATAATGTGATTGATTTTTCTTTGTTGAGAATGCTTCTGATATGTGACATCTAAATCTTCCTTCGTGTCCATAAGGTCTATATCTTTTATGATTCAATATATGAGAAACTGCTTGTCCAACATATATTTTATCATTTGAAAGATTGGTTATTTTATAAATTTCGCAGTATCTTTTGGTTGGTTCGTCTATAATTTGGTTTGATAGTTTTAAAGGTTTTGATGGTTTCATTTTATTACAAACATATTTTATCTTTAAGTGCTTTTTTTTTAAAAATTAGAATCGTTTGACTAGGGAGTTTCACGTTTTTAACGCTCCCTGTTTTCGACCAGAGATTTTTTATGACCATTTATGGTCACAAAATTTGAACAAATCGAAATCGGCATTGTATGGTTTAGTATCGGCGACATTCATTCTGAATGTATCCCCACGCTTCATGATGCGAGCAATGTGACACATCATACTCATTCTATGAAGAGTAGGTTGCCTATTAAATAGGATAGCATCGCCGTCCATCATGTGACGATGAACGATGTCACCTTCTTCAATTGCAATGGAATTTCTATCTAAATAGTATCGCAAGGTAATCACTTCGCCATTTTTCTTTTCCAAAGTCTTTGCACCTGGCCACACATCGGCGCCATTTTGCACTAACTTGGTCAAGAATGCTTTGTTAATTTGGTTGACAACTACAGGCTTGGTGATATTCTTGGCAATCTTCATAGGAATACCTAGCTCTTTTATAGAAATATTGGGGTCAGCAGTAATGACAGAACGCGCACTATAGTCTACACGTTTTGCCATCAAGTTGCCTCTCATGCGACCACCTTTTCCATTCAAGCGGTCTTTTATAGATTTCAGTGGACGTCCAGAACGCTGCGCAACTGCTGCCACACCAGGTATCTTATTATCTACCTGTGTCGCAACATAATATTGCAAGACTGTTGTCCAATCGTCAATCACATTTGCTGGCGCATTATTCATAATTTTCTCTTGAAGTGTCTTGTTGGTCTTGATAATATTTACTAAGATGTGACTCAAATCATCTTCAGAACGTTGTTGTGCATCATGCTTTACTGATGGTCGTACTGCAGGAGGTGGTACTGACATAACTTGACAAATCATCCAATCTGGTCTGGAAAACACAGGACTGAATCCCATAAATGTAACATCGTCGTCAGAAATGCGCTTGAAATTCTTTAAAACCATTTCAGGTGTCACTTTTATAATAATTGGCTCCGAATCTCCGCCTTCATTTTTCCACTCGGCAAATATAGTAGCAAGACCTTCTTTGCGTATTGATTTTGGCTGTAAACAACCACAACCATCTTCGCTGTCATCACCACAACGCTTTACCTTGCTACATAACGAGAACACATATTTCCATCGCGCCTCTCCTTGCATTTTAAGAGCCTGTTTGTATTTGTCCTTACTGACAAGAAGTTTACTGCATTTAAAACATACACATCTCATACATTTCAAGATAGTGCTTAAGTATTGAATATAAAATACAGGTCGCGCCAATTCAACATGTCCTGCATATCCGGGAGTTTGCATATAATCAAGACCATCTGTAGGACAAATTAAGCCAGGCTCTAAAACTCCCATTCGCGGATCAAAGAGTCCACCGATAACAGGTTTATTATTTATATATGTATCACGACTGGTAATTTCAGCCACAGAACCTTTCCGAATTTCTTCTGGTGACTGGATACTAAATTGAATTCCAATTACTTTTGAACAATTTATATTGGAAGTTGCGAACTTAGACATATCTTATACTATACAATATATTTATATTGTTTTTATTAAATCAATTTTATTTTCATAATTATATGTGTATTTAATTCAGTTTTTTTACATATAAATTTTATAATAATAATAATATAATAATTCAAATACTTTATTTACATGCTTTTTAAATATGTTTTAAAATTTATATTATTTTTGTTTTTGGGTGTAAATTAATTTTAAATAAAATTGATTTTGATTTAAAATTAACATTATATAATACAATATATACAGAATGCCACGTGATAGCCAAACCAAATTATCTAAAAAAGATCAAAGACGTTCTAAGAGAGAACTCCGTAAGAAGAAAAATGATGAATCTGATAGTGACAGCAATGATGGCAGTGAATCTGAAAATGAAATGGATGTTCAAGAGTATCGTAAATTCTTGTCAAAAATGTTTCCGTCCAAGTATATCGACAAAAAAATTAAAGAAGCAGAAGAGGAAGAGTCAGATGATGATGATGAAGAAGAGAAAGTTGTAAAGAAAAAATCAAAAAATAAAAAACGAATTGTAGAATCTGAATCTGAAGAATCTGAATGGGAAGATGAAGAGGAGGAAGAAAAAGTTGTAAAGAAAAAATCAAAATCAAAGAAGAACAAAAAATCCAAAAAAAATGAATCTTCTGATGAAGAAGAAGAAGAACATCATAGCAAAAAAGTAAATATTATATTTACCATAGGTGGTGTTGGTGAAGACGAAGATGATGAGTTTGACGAAGATGAATATGATTCCGACTATGAAAATTATGAAGATGACGACGAAGATACAGAAGACGAAGACGAAGAAGTATCTTCAGACGAAGATACAGAAGATGATGAAGACGAAGACGAAGACGAAGAAGAAGAGGAAGAGGAAGAGGAAATTATTAAAAAGAAGAAATCAAAATCTTCAAAAAAAATAGTAGATAAAAAAAAGAAGGATAAAAAGAAAGAAGAAGAAACGGAACCTCAGGAAGAAAAAGAAAATAATGATAAAGAAGAAAATAATGATAAAAAAATAGAAGAAAATAATGATAAAAAAGAAACAAATGAAGCCCTTTTACAATTAAGAGAACTATTGTCCAAAAATCCAAAAGATAAATCTATAAAAAAATGTATTGAAGTTTATGAAGGTGAAATAAAAAAGGAAAAAGCCAAGAAAGTGAAAAAAGAAAAGAAGCAAAAAGCCAAGAATTTGCGTATATTCAGAAAAATTATTCGCGACAAAAATATATTAAATGATTTTGCATTTTATGAAAAATTAGAAGTTGATAATCAAAAGAAGTTAATTAAAGAATTAAAGGAAATCAATAAGATTACTAGAATAGAAAAACCATATAGAATGACTCTTCTAGAGTCGGATATTCCTGTTGAATTTAAAGCTGCCGCAATGAAAAAAATTAATACGTTAAAATACATGGAGCCAGGAAGCGGCGATTTCTACAAAATTAAAAACTGGGTTGACACCTTTATGCATATTCCATTTACCACATTCAAAGAGTTGCCACTATCGATTGAAGATGGTGTAGAAAAATGTCATGATTTTATGGAAAATGCACAGAGAACTCTTGATCAAGCTGTATATGGTCTTGGTGATGCAAAAATGCAAATTATGCAAATGCTTGGACAACTTCTGACAAATCCAAAAGCAATTGGAACAGCAATCGCTATTCATGGTCCGCCTGGCACTGGTAAAACTAGTTTAGTGAAAGAAGGAATTAGTAAAATTCTTAACAGACCTTTTGCATTTATTGCTCTTGGTGGTGCGACGGATAGCAGTTTTCTTGAAGGTCATGGATACACGTATGAGGGCAGTACTTGGGGTAAAATTGTTCAAATCATAATTGACTGCAAATGTATGAATCCTGTCATTTACTTTGATGAGTTGGATAAAATTAGTGACACGCCTCGTGGTGAAGAAATTGTTGGTATTTTGACACACTTGACAGATACTTCACAGAACTCTCAATTCCATGACAAGTATTTTGCAGAGATTAATTTCGATTTGAGTAAATGTCTTTTCATATTCAGTTACAATGATGAGTCTAAGGTAAATCCTATTTTGAAGGACAGAATGTACAGAATAAAAACAAAAGGTTATAATGGAAAGGAAAAGAATTGTATTTCGAATAACTATTTGCTTCCAAAAATTCGTGAACAAGTGCGGTTCAATGAAGGCGAAATTATTATTCCTGATGATGTTGTAGGTCATATTATTGATTCTCATTGCAACAAAGAAGATGGTGTAAGAAATTTAAAACGCTGTCTAGAAATTATTTATACCAAGTTAAATTTATATAGATTGATGAAGCCAGGTTCTAATCTATTTGAAAATGAAATGTCATTAAAAGTTGAATTTCCATTTAATGTTACTAAGGATGTAGTAGATCAATTAATAAAAAGAGAATCTGTAATTAATTCAGCATTATATGGTATGTATCTATAAATAATTGATTTAAAAAAATTTGTTGTATAAAATAAAAAATAATGGATGATATAAATTATTTTTTATTGTTGAAGGATAAATATAATTCCATGTTATCAAATATAGATAAACTGATAGAAACATGTGAAATCATAAATGAATATAACGAAGAATTAAATAAAAAAACAGAATTACATATTATTCTTTTAAATTCAAATAAAGAGTTTTTTGAAGAGAGAAAAAAAGAAATCCAAAATTTAAAAAATTTGTGTGACCAATCTATTTATTCTTTATGTACACATGAATTTGTAAGAGATAATATTGATATTGATCCCGATAAATCAATGACAATATCTTATTGTCGCTTATGTGAATTAAATGAAGTCTTTAAGTAGTTAAATATAATATATTTAATTATGACTTAAAGCCGGGCACCCCTTGCCGACACTACATAATGTAGGGATTTTCAAGAATTTCTCGAAAATGGCCAAAAAGAAGGTTCTACACATGTAGTACTGGTTTTTTGGTATTTTTGGGGAAAGTTTTTTTGTCTTTTCGATTTTGGACATTTATTTTTGTCCATTTTTGAAAATCGGAAAATATTTTGCCCAAAAACCGGACCTTTGTGACCATAATTGAATTTTATGGTCTGGTCACCAAAAA